AACTGCTTGTATGAACTATTGCTGAACCAATTACCATAGTCATCGTAATGACCTAGGTGTCCGTTTAGAATACGAACTTCACCGCGCCAATCAAGTAGTGCGACTTTGTTTGTCTTACCTAGCAGGGCTAAGGCCATAGCCTCGATGCCCACGTGGTCAATGAAGTCCACGTTGTCGGGGTAGAACTTACCGAGAATCTCAGCGAACTCACGGGTGTCGCTCACGATGTCGTTACCTAGACCGCTAATAACTCCGTTGTGAATAAGTGATACACGACCTTCGGTTACGCTATGCGGGTGCAGCATATCAATGCCTTTGCCGTGCGTAGCGATGCGGAAGTGAATCAGCATAGGCGAGTCGGTTAACTCACGTATGAACTCGTACTCCTCGAAGAAGTCCTCGAAGTTGTACGGCTCGTGGTAGGCCATAACCTTGCCGTTGTCGACATAGGCAATGCCTGCGCCGTGGTTATTGTTCTCCCAAGCATTCTTTAGTTGTTGCTTAGGTATGAAATAGTTTGGTTGATTTACGATTGCGATACACATATTGAATTTAGTTTTTATTGTTGTAGTTAACGATATACCCTAATGAGGATATAGAAAAAAGAATGAAGCCCCCCACTATAAGTAGTCCCGAGGACTCAGTAGCGTAGCCGTGAGATAGTCGTGCGGTAGTCCCTATCAATAACATAAAGATTGATACGTAGATGCCGTTGCGGAAGAAAATTTTGTCGCTCATAATTCAAATACTTCAAGTGATACATTACCTTTCTTGTCAATCCATCCTGCCTCAATCAGTCGTTGGGCGGTTCGGCCGTAGTGGCCTTGTAGCAACCAAGCCTGTCCTGTTTGGACAAGTTCAGCAAATAAGAACACGACCTGTTGGTCATCAAGTTCTCCGTTCTCGTATTGTATAATTAGGTCTATCTGACTCATAATTTCTATTATTTAATTGGTTAAGACCTACCTAAGTAGGTTTCGGGCATTATCCCTCATCAGTTAACCTTCACTACCAACTCCCGCCACTCCAATCTTCGTTTAAGTCATACGTACCATCTTCTCTTTGAGGAGCAAGCACATAACTGAATGGCCCATCAGCCGAATCTGCTGCACTCTTTTCAGCATCATAAAGTTCTTCTAGTGATGTCATCTTATACGCTCGTCGAGCATAGCCCCCATCACAATCCTTAGCCGAATAGTTCATCCAAAAGTATCCGTCTTTTAGCAGTCTCTTCAAGATTTCATTTTCTCTTTCTAAATTCATATTTTCTATTGTTTAATTGGTTAAGACGCCTCGCGGCGTTTCGGCTATTGCCTCATCAGTTAACCTTGGTCTTCTAAGTATTGAGTAAGCACCTCCTCGGCTCCGTTTAATTGGCGCTCAAGTTCGATACTCTGACTCTCTATGATATCAAACGCAACTAGTTTGTAGCGTTCGCTTTCATCAGTTGCCTCAATGAACCTCGATACCTTGTCTAGGTACGTGTCATAGGCTCTCATCATTTCTTTCAGTTCGTGTTTCATATTATAGATTATTAAAGTATTCATCAATGCATTCAAGTTCGCTCTTGCTGTCAACATTGTACTTGCTTTTTAGGAACTTGGCGTACTCAATGATTGCGTCAGACCAAAATATATCGAGGCCGTCAATCTTATATCCCATTGCCAACATTCGGTCGGTCATACAAAACACTCCGTATGATTCTTCGTGGTTAATTACTGATTTGTTCATAGTTTCTATTTGTTTATTTGTTATTGAATCGTGAACCAATCCTCGTCCATATTGAACTCGTCGATTTGCGCTTGACTAACGAATGCCTCGCAGTACCACGAATCTCCGCCATCGCTATTGGTGGTTAAGTCAGCCATTACAATGGTTCCAAGTAGGGTCTCCCACTCACGGGTGAAGTCGTTTACATCTTCTTCGGTTCCGTCAAAGTATGTCCAAACTCGAAGTTCATTTGCTTCTTCGTGGCCTCCCTCCATTACTACTACATAACCTAATCCTAGAACCTCCTTGAGTCGTTCCTCACTAGTAATTAGTGCCTCATTTAGTTCATCATTAAGTTCAAATAGTGGTACACTATTGGTTGCCCATAGAGCCAAGGCTAGGTCGGTTACGTTTACGAATGTGAATCCGTCTTCAGTCTTAATTATTCGATTTTCCATATCCATATTAATTGTTTTTTGGTTAAGATGCCTCACGGCATTTCGGCTACTGAAGCCTCATCGGTTAACCTTTGTTTTGTGATAGTGAAAAAGAATGAGGGGCGCCGTGCCGCCCTCACTCAACCTTAACCTTCCTGCACGGGGAACATATTACAACTCGCCCTTGGCCTTGTTGACCACGAACGAACCGAACTTACTCTCTACCTCACGGCGAACGTATAAGTTCACGCTATTGTAGGCTCGTTTCATACGCTCTATTGTACGCTCGTAGTTGTCGGCGCTTCCTAGGAAGTCAGACGCTGACTGACCCTCGAGGCATCCTCCGAATACGTATGCTAGTGCCTGCTTACGCGCCAACTTATCGGCGCTATACTGCTGACGTAGCAACTTGTTCAACTTCTTATCGCTGAACATTGCATCGGCAACCTTAGTGAACGTAGTAAGTTCACCCTTATCAATCTGAGCGCATATCCATTGAACCAACTTCGTGCGGAACTTGATTGAATCGAGCGTTGATACGGCGCTGAAGATGCGAATCTCTACCGCGTTCTTCGGGCGGTAGCCGCGCTTGCAGTTGTGAATTGCTTTGCGTGAGCCGCCCTTCATTTCACTCTTGGTTTGAACTCCGCCGTATTGTGTTGATAGGCGGCCTTCGTACAGGGAGAAAAGTAGCGGCGCGAACGGAGCCAACTTATCGATTAAGTCATCGGCATCCATACCTCTGCGGCTTATTGTGATATGACCGCCACAGGCACGTGAGTAGCCTGCGTCCATAACCCAAGAGAACTCATCGAACTGCTCGAATAAATGCTTCGTGTTGAATAGGTCGAACACGGGAGACACGAACTCAACGCCCGTGGTTCCGTCAAGTGAACTATCTGACTCAGCGAACCAACCTCCGCCGAGGTTGCTATTAAGACGGCGTGCTCGGTTGCGTACTCCCAAGTCCTCCTTCTCGACCTCATAACCCACAAACCAATTAACCGACTCTTGGTTGAAGATGTCGTTGGTACGTGTCGTTTGGTGGTAACCTCCGAGCCTTGGTAGCGCCCCGTGAAGTTCACGTGCGGTTTGGTTCTCAAAGATTGAATTGCGACCCTCAGAATTTTCACCCCAAACGTATTGATTGGTATCGCGATTCCGAATCTTTTGAATGATATTGTTTTGCTCGTGGTCGCTTAGATGAATAGTCTCCTCAACTCCCGACTCCGTGATGTATCGGTAGGCCGTGGTATGGTAAGCGCGATTTACAAGGTCGGTGAGTGTTAGCACTCCGTCAATCAATCGTGTAATGAATACGTATTGGTATGATTCGTCGAACTCATCGAACTTCTGAAGCATATCATCCGCTAGGTGAGCCTGTGAGATACCCGATATTGAGATATCATTTTGGCGCATCAAGTTCGGCAAGCGGAAGAATTGACCACGGCGATAGTTCTCTCCGTCCACGTTGATTAGAACCGACGTGTGAGCCTGTAGGTCGCGGTCGATTCCGTATGCGGTGCAGTCGATTGCCGAGGGGAATCGTGATTGGGTGATGCGTTGTTCCTCCTCATCGTAGTATTGATAGACAAAATAATTGTCCTTGAACCCGAAGTAGAAGTTAAATTGAGAATTTTGGTAGGCGCGGTGCAGTTCAATCTGCCGACCCGATACGATATTGGTAACTTTCATAAAATTGTTTTTGGTTAAGACGTCTCTCGACGTTTCGGCTACTATTTAAGCCTCATCAGTTAACCTCGTATGGTATTGTCTCAGTCCATCCGAACGATACCACGATACCTGCATCTAGGTACTCAGATAGCATCTTGTATGTGTACGTTTCTTTGGCATCTAGATTGCTTTGTTCGGGGAAGAAGTGGTCGACTGCCACGCCTGTGTTTCCGTTTCTAATATAGTTGCGGTAGAAGAAATTGTAGGTTTTCATAGTAATTGTTTTTAGATTGATTGATTAAAGTTTGACTGCCGTAGGGACTCGAACCCTATGCACATTGTGCACTCCGAGCGGCAGTTATTTGCCTTGAACGGAAGAACATTTTTAGCGGCCTGTGGGGAAACCCTGCTGACCGCATACGTTGTTAGTTCTACCACATCCTCGCATTCTTTGGCGATGCTTTTTACGCACCGCATATCCTGTCTATTGAGGTTGTTGTTCTTGGCTTTGTTTTGACTTGATTCACTTGAGTGTTCCTGTGGCGTTCATTGGCTCCCCCTCAACCGCTTGAAACGTCCGCGCCACGGCGCTTTGTTTTCTTTTGATTGAGGCTCGGTTTCTTACGGCTACCATACTTGGTCTCGCTCGTCTTGTCTTACCTGCCCTTGCTACTTTCGTTCGGAGTGTGCTAACCTACTGATGCTACTCATTTAGATTACTTCGCCTACTCTACCTGACCTGACCTGCTACTCCGCTCTTAAACGCCCGACAAACTTTGAGCCGTGGCTCGCTGAATGAATCGTACTAAGTTCACAAGGTGGGTTTCAGATATTTGGGAGGCACTTTCGTTAGCCTCACTCCGCCTATCGTCACTTGGGACTTTCCTGCCTACTCTACTCTTATCTCGGCTCCGCCTCTGATTTCGTGTTTCGGTTGATATTTCAAAAAACATTGTCGGCTTGCTAGTGCTGTCGGCCCGTTGGCCTTTCGACACCACAAACATACAACGACTTTACAATTCTGCAAACTTTTGCCAAAAGAAATTTCGATGACCCTCGCCGCGTAATAGGAATATATAGGGCTAACTACTTGATAATCAGCACCCAAAAAAAACTTTACCCCGACCCTTAATTTGTAATCAGTCTAAATAAAAGTAACTGAGAATCAATGAGTTAGTAACAGCCTCAGAATCAACAAGTTAGTAACTCACTGAAACCTAGTAAGATACAACTAATTGAAATACAATAAGTTAACGCAACTAATTGATACTCAAGGACTCCCAATAACTACTTGATAGTCAATGGGATACAAAAACCCTCGGGCTACCTATTCAGCCGACTAAACGCACAAAACAACCAATTAAACGTCTAGGCAAATAATCAAGGTTTCTCCCTAGTACGTATAGGTTTACGCCGTATACTATAGTAAACAAAAAAGCAACCTAAATAGTAGGGGTTAAACGTACCTATTCTAGTGAAGTTTAACGATAGTTTGTCTAGGGGTTAAATGGCAGGGGGATTGATGCAGGTTTACGACCAACACAACCCGTAAAAAGAACACGTTTTCTCCACCATCCCAACCCGTATACCCCCCGAAAAGCATACCTAATGCGGTGCAAAGTATACTCTCTACTTTAATGCCTACCCGTCAAGGAAACGCTAAAAAGTTAGAACGTAAATGGTTGACAACGAGGGGCTTGGGTTCGGCATTCCGTTTCGGGTTCGGGTCGCACGCGTCTAGTATATATAATTATCCCCACCATACCTACGACTCCATAGGGGATACGATACCCCGACAATCGGTTGATAAGTCCTGTGGGAGCGGAAAAGACATAGGGTGGAGGCAAAAGAACCGTTCAATCACGATTGGGCACACGGCCTCCTTGATACATCGTTCGTTTTAGCTTCGCTCTTTGTTCATTGCAGTTACAGACACTCGCCTTGGGGGCTGTCTTCCACTGCAATCTTACCGTGGTTACGGCTAGGATACGTTCACGTTTACTCGTCTCACGTATGCTTAACTAGTCTCTACTGAGGCAAAGGTACACAAGAAAATCGATAAAGTCAATACCCTGTAATGCATAGTACCTCACTTATCTACGATAATGTAATAACACTTAACTTTGCTCTATGGATTTTTTGAAGCACATCTTAAAGGTTGAGTTCTCCAACGGCGAGTACGTCCAAGAGGAGGCTACTAAGAAACAGATTTACCTACACCACACCGCCGGTAACTCAAGTGGGGTATCTACATTTAAGCAGTGGGATGCCGACTCAAGGGGTCGCATCGCAACGTGTGTATGCATCAGCGGCAAGGGTGCCAAGGAAGGTGACGGACGTATCGTGCAGGGCTTCCCATCTAAGTACTGGGCGTACCACCTAGGAGCTAAGGCTGACATCTTCAATGGATACGGTGTCCCATATAAGGCACTTGATAAGATTTCTATCGGTATTGAGATTTGTGCTTGGGGACAGCTCGAGGAGCGTGGTGGTAAGTACTACAACTACGTCAATCGTGAGGTAGCCAAGGAGGATGTATGTACCCTTGATACCCCATACAAGAAGCACATCCATTTCCACAGATACACCGATGAGCAGATTCGCAGTGTAGAGAACCTACTCAAATACTGGAATCAACAGTATGACATTCCAATCAACTACCGCGAGGAGGATATGTGGGATGTATCTATGAATGCGCTGAATGGTGTCGCGGGAGTATATACGCACAACTCAGTACGTAAGGATAAGATTGACATCTTCCCGCAGCCTGAGATGATTCAAATGCTTAAGGGACTGTAAAATGATAGCTGTTAAGAGGCCCGTTGACCCGGTGGGTAGCCAGCCTGAGCCTAGACCCGATAACAGACCTAAACTTGTCAAGTTTGACCTAACAAGAATCTTTAAAAAGAAAAAAAAGAAGATATGAAACCTAGAAAATACAACGAGGGGGGTAGCCTAAAGGCCGTACCCGAGAAGAGTAAGGGCCTATCCAAGCTACCCGAGGGGGTCCGCAACAAGATGGGGTATATGAAGGACGGCGGTAAGATGTCAGAAGATGGTGAAGGCTACGGTCAGGAGATTGAGGTCAAGCACCCCGACCTTATGTCAGCAGTAAGTCAGATGCAGGCGGCCGTTAAGGCCTCCGGTATACCACCGATGCACTATAAGATTAAGGCCTGCTATGAAAGCGAGGAAGAGTAAGAGCGCGGAATACTACGCCGCCAACCCCGAGGCTAACTCAAAGAAGAAGGCATACGATACTAAGTATCACTCCACAGAGGAGCGTAGGAAGTATCGTGCATTCCTCAACAAAAAGAACCGTGAAGCCGGGACATACGGGAACGGTGATGGTAAGGACTATGACCACGACGAGGCTCGTATGATTATCGCCCGTCGCAATAGAAGCAAAAAATGAGAAACGAAGCATTCAACGATTGGTTGTTCCACTATAACCCATACCTCGAGACCTGGAACGCATTCACACGCGAATACTCCAACGATTACTTTAACGGTGTTGAAATCCCACAGGGAAAGTACCTACAGTCCGCAGATATGAAGATAATCTTGCATTACATCAACTGGAGCCTATCGGGCGGCATAACCGAGGAGTCAAATGGCTAAGTCATCGAAGAAACGCCTGAATAACGGGCGCGGAGTAAAGAAAGTGAGCGCAGACAGAGCAACTGTTGGTGTTCGTAACTTTGAGATTATCAATCGTTTAAGTAGTGGAAGCTAAGAAGAAGGACCCAGCTAAGTGGAAGCGCATCGTCGCCAGCGTGAAGGCAGGCTCTAAGGGCGGTAACCCGGGACAGTGGTCTGCCCGGAAGGCTCAGCTTGCGGTACTTCGCTATAAGAAGTCGGGAGGCAGCTACTCAGGACCTAAAACAGAGACCGGTCTATCTAAATGGACCAAGCAAGACTGGACCACATCGGACGGTAAGCCCAGCGGAGGCAAGAAGAGGTACCTACCAAAGGCCGCGTGGGCGGCGCTAAGCAAGGCGGAGAAGGCATCCACCAATAGAGCCAAGGCTGAAGGCAACAAGGCGGGCAAACAGTTTGTCTCTCAACCCAAAAACATCGCCGCTAAGGTGGCTAAATTCCGAAAGCTATGAGAGCTAAGCGCACAGACCTAAAGAGACCCAACGAAGTTATGGTTAAGGCCCCCAAGGGCTACCACTGGATGGATAAGGGTGGAAGGTACTTCCTGATGGAGCACACCGGGGAGTTCGTCCCGCACACCAACGCGGCTATGGAGATGCCGTTTAAAGTTATTCGGGGCCATTAATAGCCTCACGGCCCTCCAGCTTCCTGTATATCTTCTGCACCAACAGCCTGCCCTTCTGTGATAGGCAGTATCTGACGGCGTATCCCTCATTCTTGGCGATACCGAATAGCTGACGTACTCCCGAGTCGATGCTTCCCCTGCTGGCATATATCTCCACCAAACCGCTATTCTGGAGCGGCTTATTATAGAGAAGACGTATCTTATTGTCGGATATGGGGGCGAAGTGAGCCCTGCAATACATCAGAGTGAAGAACTCCAGGTCGTAGATAAACATCAGAAAGTCAAACTGCCCGGGTGTCAGCCCGTAGGCCCCGCATACGTCCACCTTCACGTGCCGCAGGTACTTCAGATAGTTGCGTGATATCATCCTGGCCGGCAGTATTGCATACTCGCGCATCCTCCTTGAGTTGGCACCTTTTCTCATATTGTATTTGTTTTGTATTTTCGTATAAGATTTAATACAAATTTCATACATTATTCATTACGATGAGCATCCCCCAAGATATTAAGGAAGAGCTGTACGAAGAATTCACTGAACTCGTGGCTAAGATGAATGGACTCATCGTTAAGTACGACCTCAGTGACTGCGGTTTTGTAATCGCTGCACTCGGTACTGTGACCTTCAATGATGACGATGATGAGCCTGAAATGGACATCGCGTTCTCAGTAAATGTTGAGAATGAGGAAGAACTTGACGAGGTCCTAGGATTTATCGTAGAGGGATACCAGCATCAGCAGCGTAACGATACCAGCAGTATAGATTACTGGCTCCGTAAGGGTAGTGGTGGTATAAACTAAAGACATTATGATTAGAAAAATTATCGTAGGGGTGAACCCCAAGGATGCCTTGGCGTATGTCGTGGGCAACCACGCCGGAAACGACGGCACCATCGTAGCCATCGAAGTCGATGAGCGCACCTTCTCCAAATACGGGAGGAAGGATTATGTTATATACATCCAGAACGGAGACGGTACTATGCCGTGGAAGGAGATTATCGGTATGCCGGTGGTCGTGGAGAATGACTGCAAGTTCTGATGAAGGTCCTGCACGAGTTCATCGTAAGGATGCCCAAGAAGTTTAAGGACACCATCAAGTTCGGTGAGGTGGAGCTATTCCTTGACGCGAGATTCAACGAGTTCGCCAACAGAATCAGTGAGGCGGAGATTGTCGCCACCCCCGTTAAGTTCCCCACGGGAGCCAAGGAGGGTGATATGCTATACTTCCACCATCACGTGGTGCTGGACAAGCGTGCCGAGATTGACAAGGACTTATACCGCGTGAAGTACGACCCCGAGGGTGGATACGGCTCGCAGGCATACGCATACAAGGACAGCGAAGACAACATATCGGTGCTTCCGGGATGGGTGTTCCTGATAGCGGACGAGGGTAAGGAACCCACGTCAGAGACTGGAATCATCATATCCACACAGAAGGAGATAAAGAGGGAGGGCGTAGTACGCTTCGACACACCCGAACTGCTTGAGATGGGGGTAAAGGCCGGCGATATGGTGGGCTTCAGCAAAGAATCCGACTATACGATGGAGGTAAACGGTGAAAAGCTCTGGAGAATGACACCTAACGACCTGCTGTATGTCAAGGAAGCAGTCTGATTTTACGACCATAGACGCAGCCACACGGCTGATGCACTCTATGGAGGTGGCAATCAATAATATGATTGAAGAAATCAAGAAGCCCGTGGACCCAGAGATAAACGGTTCCGCTCGTAAGGCGGAGCTTCAGTCCATAAAGCAGACGGCCGTGGATGCGCGTGAGCTATTGCAAGAAAGGCAACGACTGGAGGATATGATACGAACTCTATCCGATAGCGGGAGCATCGAGGAACACGTGGACTTCGCCGGGGGCTTCGCTGAGAAATACAGGAAGTAATGACCGCGCTAAAGAATATAGAGGGATATAAGGACCCTGTGGTCAATATATGTCCCGACTATAGCGAGGGCGAGATAATAGAGATATCTGATATATTCATACAGCTCCCCAAGGCTCCCCCGGTAAAAGATATCCTATTCCACGGACTCCCTCGTGAGGAGCAGTTCTGGCGTAGGCTCCCCATACCGCAGGACCTGGCGCGTATACGCTCTATGGACGAATGGCAGGAGCAGCCCAAGGAGTTCAGGGTGAAGCACGCCGAATACATCGACCAGGAGTTCAACAGACGCCGCGATGGGGTGTGGTTCTATAACAACGGGGTTCCTACCTATATAACCGGACATCACTATATGCTCCTACAGTGGAGCCAGATGGATATCGGCTATGCGAGCTTCCTTGACTTTCAGCGTAAGATATACATCCACTTCGAGGCCTGTAAGCAGGACCCACGATGCGTGGGGCAGATATACACGAAATGCCGACGCTCCGGATACACTAACATCTGCGGGGCGGCACTGGCGGACGAGGGCACTCAGGTGTCAAACAAGGTACTGGGCATTATGTCAAAGACCGGTAAGGACGCGCAGGAGAATATCTTTATGAAGAAGCTGCTCCCTATGTTCCGCTCATACCCGTTCTTCTTTAAGCCGATACAGGATGGTACCACCAACCCGCGTATGGAGCTTGCGTTCCGAGAGCCAGCGAAGAGGATTACCAAGACCAATAAGGTCAGCTCACAGACCGAGGCGCTAGATACTATTATTAACTGGAAGAACTCCGTCGCCAACGCCTATGACGGTGAGAAGCTACACTACCTATACCTCGATGAGGCCGGTAAGTGGGAGAACCCGTTGGATATAAACGAGGTATGGAGGGTACACCGCACGTGTCTTCTGGTAGGTAAGAAAATCGTAGGCAAGGCTATGGTGGGCTCCACGGTAAACCCACTAGATAAGGGGGGCGCCAACTACAGGAAGCTATACTATGACTCCGACCCCACGCGCCGCAATGAGAACGGAAGGACAAAGAGCGGGCTATATAAACTGTTCATCCCATCATACGAGGCGCTTGAGGGTTTCTTCGATATCTACGGTATGCCCATCATAGAGGACCCCAAGGAGCCAGAACTTACTATGGACGGCGACGTCACATCAATCGGGGCTAAGACGTTCCTATCGAACGAGCGCAAGGCTCTGATGCACGACCCCTATGAGCTCAATGAGGTGATACGTCAGTTCCCGTGGAGCGAGGAGGAAGCGTTCCGCGACTCCACCAAGTCATCACACTTCAACGTGGGGAGGATATACGAGCAGTTGCAGCATAACAGGGAGATGTACCCATCCCCAGTCATCAAGGGTAACTTCGTGTGGGAGGACGGCAAGCCAGATACTAAGGTGCTATGGAACCCCGACGAGAACGGAAGGTGGACCGTGGCTTGGATTCCGCCCGATGAGGTGAGAAACAACCAGCGTAAGGAGCAGGGGAAGATATACCCCGGTAACGACCACATAGGCACCGGAGGAGTTGACTCCTATGACATCGATAATACGATGGACGGCAGAGGGTCCAAGGGCGCCTGCCATATATACAACAAGTTCAATATGAGCTTCCCATCGAATATGTTCGTGGCCGAATATGCTAACCGACCACCGCTCGCGCGTATATTCTACGAGGATATACTTATGGCGGCGGTATTCTACGGTTATTCGCTACTTATTGAGAATAACAAATACGGGATAGTAAGATACTTCGAGTCTAGGGGTTACGATGGATATATTATGGATAGACCCGAACACCTGAAGGCTCCGGGCTCACACTCCAACGTAAAGACCAAGGGTATACCATCCAACTCACAGGACGTGATACAGTCCCACGCACAAGCTATTGAGGCGTATATTCACGAACACGTGGGTATGGACTCAGAGAGCGGTGATTATGGGAGGATGTACCTCGACAGAACACTCGAGGACTGGATAGGATACCGCATCGACGATAGGACTAAGTTTGACTTAACCATCAGTTCAGGTCTCGCATTGCTTGCCGCACAGAAGGTAAAACAGGAGCGGAAGACGTCCGATATGTCGAGCAAAGTATTCCTCAGAAGATTCAAGGATGTAAGTCGTTAGGCGACAACATATTATTGGGTATATTTGCATATAAACTGGGGACAAACAATAGGTATGGAAAAAAATAATAAGCAGGGTAACTTCCCTGACCCGTTAGCATCTACCGAGGCAAAGTCGGCTAAGTCCTATGGGCTTAAGTACGCTAGGGCCATCGAGTCGCAGTGGGGTCATACGGATGACCACGGAAGTATTTTTAGGCGTCGCCTCGATGAGTTCGAGCGATACCGCGACTACGCTAACGGCACCCAGGACACTAAGATATACAAGCAGATTCTAAACTCGCTTGACCCCAACAACGGGGACGGAACACTACTGAACATTGACTGGTCACCGGTACCCATCATCCCTAAGTTCGTTAAGATTGTCGTCAATAAGATTCTATCTAAGAATCCATACCCCAACGTCGAAGCAATCGACCCACTTAGTATCACAGAGAAGGAGCGCAAGAAGGCGGAGGTTAAGTTTAACGTCGACAATAAGGATATGCTCCAGCAGGCCCAGATGGCTGGACTCGATATCGGTACTAACCTAGAGCAGATTCCCGACACCCCCGAGGAGGCTGAAATCTTCCTTGCCTCCAACGTCAAGACCAACGCTGAGATTGCCGCGCAGATTGCCGCCAACCTAACGCTGGAGTGGAACGAATACAACCACACCATCCACCGCCGTGCCGTCACCGACCTAGTATCGGTAGGTATGGGAGTCACTAAGACCGATTACGACCCTAACTATGGTCTAGTCGCTAAATACGTTGACCCGGCATACTTCATCCACTCGTACACCGAGGACCCCCTGATGAATGACCTGACCTACGCGGGTCACGTTAAGCGACTGACTATCTCTGAGCTACGACGCCTCGCCGGCGATGAGTTCACCGAGGAAGAATACACGCAGATGGCACGTAACGTACAGAATAAGTACGCCAACGACCCCAACAAGCTATCTCACTCATACTACGATAGAAACCTCCAGCGCACCATCTTCGGATACGACGAGTACATCGTGGAGGTTATGGACTTCGAGTTCCTATCCGTTGACGATGTGTTCTATGAGTCCAAGGAATCACGCTTCGGCAACGTAGGCTTCTACTATAAGGGTATGGTATATCAGCCACCCAAGGAGAGCGTATTTGACCGCAAGCCCACGCGTATGTCGTTCGTCACCCTATACGGGGGCAGCTTCATCGTGGGAACCGACAAGCTATACGGGTATGGGATGAAGCACAACCAGCCCCGTAACATCCACGATATCACAAGGACACGCCTGTCGTACAGCGCAGTGGCCGTGAATATGCGCCGGATGATTCCTAAGTCTATGGTTAGCGGCATCGTAGGATTCGCCGACCAGTTGCAGATTACACACCTGAAGATTCAGCAGTCCGTAGCCAAGGCTAAGCCGGACGGTCTCATCATCGATATCGAGGGACTCGAGAACGTACAGCTAGGACAGGGTGGAGACCTCCAACCGCTTGAGATACAGGATATCTACGAACAGACGGGTATATTCTACTACCGCTCCAAGAACCCCGAGGGAGGCTTTCAGAACCCACCGATTCGCGAGATTGGCAACGCCATCCGTAACATCGAGGCATACGTAGGTATATATAACCACTATCTGCGTATGATTCGCGACGCCACCGGTATCAACGAGGTCGTCGACGCATCCACCCCCAAGGGTGACGCATTGGTTGGGGTACGCCAGCAGGCCATCGAGGCATCCAACAACGCAACGTATGACATCACCCACGCATCTATGATGCTGTACAAGAAGGTGGTGGAGTACATAGTAAAGTGTATGCAGATTATGCCACCTCAGTCCGTGATATACCGCGTGTACGAGAACGCCATCGGTAAATCCAATATGGATGTACTGGCATCGTTCCGCGACCTACCGATGTATAACTTCGGAGTGCGTGTGGTACCTGAGATGTCGGATTCCGATAAGATGTACCTGGAGGCTAACATCCAGCAGTCGCTGGGGCAGGGAGAGATTGACCTGGAGGACGCTATGTCCATCCGTAGGCTCAAGGACGTCGACCAGGCCGAGCAGCTACTTGTGGTACGTCGTAAGAAGCGCATCAAGCAAAAGCAAGACATCGCCGCACAGAACAGCCAGATGCAGTCGCAGATGAACCAGCAATCGGTTCAGGCGTCCGCGCAGGCAGCGGTGCAGACCGAGGAAGTGAAGTCGCAGCTTGAGATGCAGAGGTTAAACCTAGAGTCTCAGATTAAGATGCAGTTGCTCGAGCGGGAATACCAACTTAAGATAGAACTCGCCAAGGCTGAGGGTGAATCCCGTATGGCGGTAAACCAAGAGGAGCGTGATTTCCGTATGAACGTAGAAGGTCAGCGTGAGCAGGCCAAGGACTCCCGCGTTAAGAAGCAGGCCGTCGAGCAATCCAAGCTGATATCACAGCGTAAGGGCGAGCGAGGCGAGCTAACCGACGAGCAGCAGGACCTGATGTCTCAAATTCTTGGCAATCAATAAGTTGGTATATTTGCACTATGGCAGCCCTGATTAATCTAGATACAGCACAAAGAGTCGATATTACCTGTCGTAAGGGGGACTCATTCCGTCTTGAGCTTACGTTCAAGGACGATGCCGGCGTGGTGATAAACCTGACCGGATACACCTGGAAGCTTGACGTTAGGGAGACCGACACTTCAGCATCAGCAATCGTCGAGGATAGCTTATTCACCTACAACGGCACCAACTTAGGTGTACTAACCATCACTGCGGCCCCTGCAACTATGGCGGGTATCGAAGGGGGTTTATATGTATATGACCTACAGAGCACCAACGCCGGCGCCGTGAAGACGTGGCTCTATGGTATATTCAAAGTAAATGAGGACGTTACGATATGAGCGATATATCCATAAATAGCGGTGAACAAATCAATGTAAGCGTCAAACAACCGACGCTACAGAATACTATTGTCATACCAAGGCCCACTACCTCTATGTCCGTCAAGGGCGTCACCGGAGGCGGCGGAGATGCTCACTTTGTCTATGAGCAAAATATGCCATCGGCGGTATGGGTCATAACGCACAATCTAGGCAAGAAGCCAGTGGCTGTCGTTGTTGATTCCACAGAAAATGTTGTTATTGGAGACCTCCAATATAACTCCTTAAACACCCTAACCATAACCTTCGTCGACCCATTCAGCGGGAAGGCGTACCTAAACTAAAAATGATATGGCACTAAGTCATTTAGTCTCCCTCCAGCTCAACGGATTCCCACTCTTCGGTCTCCGTCCTGAGCACCTATCCACCTCGCAGATTACTGGATTAGCAGGAGGTGCGCTTTACACCGGTAGAGTTGTATACGATTCTACGGTTAACAAAATAAAATACTACGACGGTACCGGATGGCACGACATAACCGGCGACATCCGCAGCGTAACGGCTGGGGTTGGTCTTACCGGGGGCGGTAGTGACGGCGAGGTAACCATCAGCGTTGCTTCAACCATTGCGGGTAATGGTCTTACTTGGGACGGCACCACCACTGGAATCCTGAATGTAGGTGTAAGCGATGGCCTTGAAATCACTGGGGACAACGTAAGGTTCAAGAACGCCACCGGTCTCTCACAGGGAAGGCTGATGATGTGGAATGACGCTAGTACTCAACTTGAGGATGCTAAGGTTCTACAGGAGGCCGTAGCTCTTCAGGGAGGTGGAACGTCATACACTGTAACCATCGACGCAGAAAATACGGTAATCAGTGGTAACCTTACAGTAAACGGTACCACAACAAGTGTTAACTCAAACGAGGTAAACATCGGGGACAGCATCATCTTGCTGAACTCTGACATCGCGGCGGGCACCGCCCCGACTGAAAATGGTGGATTCTCCGTAAAGCGAGGTAGCTCAGCCGCCGTATCGTTCCTATGGGAAGAGGCAAACGACCGATTTACTACGGTTGACCAGCCATTGCACGTCGGTAGCCTACCTTCACTAACCCCGAGTGGAACAACGACCGACCACTTCATTATGCAGAGCAATGCAAGTGGTCAAGCTGGAGTTCTTCGCTTGGCTACGTTTACTGCGGTTGCTAACTATCTCGGTCTTCCTATACACTTCTCACTTGACGACGCTCAGGGTAATGTATCAAAGGCCGCTAACGCATACACGGTGACCCACAACTTTGGGACTAAGGCTGTTATGGCCGAGGTTATTGCATACGCAACCCAAGAGACTGTTATTGTTGATATCACAAGGCCCACAAATAATACCATTGTAGTTACATTCGGTGGTGTGGTAACGGACAATACACACTACGTTGTATTACAAGCGTCAAAGCGCACTGGTGATACGGTAGCGGGCTCAGTAGAGGGTGACGCTCCTGCATCATAACAATTAATTGCCAATAGCTAAGCAAATATAGGGGGGGGCAATGGCCCCCCTTTTATTTTGTACTTTTGCTTATGCTGTATAAGTTTGGTAAACTATGAAGTTTTTATCTCAAATTAATGTCAACACGAGGTACACCCTTCCGATGGTTGATGGAACGAACGGACAGGTGCTATCCACCGACGGTAATGGTGTCGCTTATTGGGGCACTATTAGTGTCGGTTCACTACCCCTCGATGGGCTTTCGGATGTAATCATCACCTCTCCGTCTAGCGACCAAATGCTACGCTACGGCCTCCGGCAGGGGGATACCGTACCCGTATGGCACAACTTCACCCCGAACTTCCTAACCCCGTCATCATCCATCGATGCGCTTAATGATGTAACCATTACTAGTGCGGCCAGTGGGCAGGTATTACAGTGGAGTGGTAGCGCCTGGGTTAACGCCGCAGTTACAAGTGCTGGTTATGTATCTAAGGTACAGCACGAGGCAAAGGCCGGTGTGGCGATTACTAAGGGAAAGGCGGTCTATGTTACCGGTGCTGACGGTACGAATATGGTTGTAGGTCTGGCGGATAACACATCCGAAGGAACGTCGTCTAAGACTATGGGACTTGCCTTGGCTAACGCATCGGTAAATAATAAGTTCTTTGTAGTCACAGAGGGTTTAATTGACGGGTTGAACACGTCAACGGCTACGGCTGGTGACCCAGTATGGCTAGGTACCAGTGGTAACCTCATCTTTGGTTTACTCAACAAGCCAGTGGCTCCCGCTCACTTAGTTTACCTTGGTGTCGTCACCCGAGTAAATTCAAACAACGGAGAGATTTTTGTCCACGTACAGAACGGCTTCGAGCTCAACGAGATTCACGACGTGCTTATCTCATCTCCTGCTACCGGACAGCTTATTCGCAGGGAGTCAGACGGCCTATGGAAGAACTGGACCCCGAACTTTCTAACCGCTGAGGCTGATACACTTCAATCCGTAACAAGTAGAGGTTCTTCTACCAGTACCGATGTGTCTATTGGTGGAGTGGGTGGAGATAGAGGTCTATCAATCTATCACGGTTCTGGGGTATCAGACTATGGAAGAATTAGATTTTATCAGACCAGCACTAACATCAACACCATACATTCTTTTTCAACTGCTTGGCAAAGTGGGAATGTACTTGTTTCAGGAGGTGCATTAAATCTTACCGGTAACACAGGAGTAACTATTGGAGGTTGGAACGACCCGGATGCTGTATTTAGAGCAGGTGGAGGCACTTACTTTAGAAATAGTGTGGGTATTGGAATTAACAATCCACAAGCGCCACTAGACGTAAATGGAAACATATACATAAGAGAAACTGGAGCACTATACACAAACACAATAGCAGGTTATTCCACTAATGTTGTTTCTATAGGAGCAAGTACAAATTTTATAGTGCCATCCGGCAACGTAGGAATAAATACAACCACTCCTAAAAAGTTATTAGACGTAAATGGAAGTGGAATAGTAGCGTCTTTTGGCGGGGGCTTTAGCCCGGGTAGTTTTGCTGGATTACACTTTGGTTATTCAGAATCATACGTTAATAGTGATAACTATAAGAAATCAGCATTAGTATTTGAAAGGACAGACAATCACGGTCAAGGCGGGAACGCTTCCGGAAAGATACACTTCCTACTTAATAATATAGGCTCAGGGTCAGCTACATCTCTGGCCCACTCCGTGATGGTAATTGATACAAACTCTACTGCCACCCAAGGGTCTGCTAGAGTCGGTATAGGAACAACTTCTCCGAACGCAACTCTTGATGTAAACGGAGCAGCCAACGCCACATCATTCTCGTCAACGGCGTTATTGATTACAAACGCAGACACAAGCGGAAGTCTTCAGCCAGACCAAGGAGACCCAGCCAATAAGATTTACTCTTTTAGATGGCAGGGTAATGAGGTCGGATACATTGACACCGACAACAAGATAACATTCTCTGGATTCAAGACTCCCGCTGGGACATCATCTCAGTTTTTAAAAGCAAACGGAACGGTTGATTCTAACACATACATCACCTCAACCGCCCTTAATGGATACGCCACTGAATCTTGGGTAAACACAAACTATTACAATCGGGACCAGATTGATGACTTCTTCGGTGGGGCTGAGGCCATTAGCGGATACAATAAGTCTAACTGGGATGCGGCGTACAACGACAAGATTAACAGCGCATCGTTTAGTACTACCACTGGCGTCCTTACTCTTACTCAGCAAGATACAGGCACTGTAACGGTAGACCTCGACGGTCGATACCTTGAGTCTCTACCTGCTCACAACCACGATGACAGGTATTACACTGAAACAGAATCTGATTCTAGGTATATAAACGCATCTGGAGACACAATGAGCGGCAGTTTATCGTTTGATGCGGCTGCTGTAATTAAAAAGAAAATTACTGGCGTTGGTGATAATCCCGTAAAGACCGCATCTGGAGTTTTAGCGTCTCGTTCTGACAATGGTGGTGGATACACTTACTATGTAATCGAGACTAATGTTCCGCAAGATGATTATCAAATGGGTGGTTTCACCATTGAATTATTTGGAAGATATGGCGAAACAAATAACAAAACAAAGATTGACCTAGGTGGGTATTGGAATTCGGAGTCGAATGGTGGCTTTATTGGATTTGAGGCCCACGGAACAAATCCCCAATACAAACCCACTATTGAAGTATCTAGAAATAGTGAAGGAAAAACAGCATTTATTATTTATGGTGTTAGTTTGTCTTATCCCGTTATTGTTGCAAGAGACCTTTGGTTAGGCTATAGTCAAACAGATGGTAGTACATATGGTGAGGGATGGACTATTAGAGGAACAAATGATGTTTCTTCTTACACAAACAAAGACACGGTAGTTTGGAGAAATGCTTACTCTGATTCTAATCCCGCTGGTTATATAACTGGATATACTGAAACTGATACGTTAGCTAGTGTAACTGCTCGTGGAGCAAGCACATCAACTAATTCAGTTTTTACTGGCGGTTTACAAGCTAGAAAAAATCAAACTAATAATAATTATACTACTGCTGCTCTTTGGACTGAATCGTATGGTAATACTACTACAGGTATTGCATTCCACATTAGCGGCAACGTAGGTAAGTTCTTAGAAATGAGAACCGATGGTATTCTCTATTGGGAAGACCGTCAAGTATGGACATCTGGCAACTTAACTAACTTAAACCAGCTTAGTAACGGTCCTGGGTATATTACTAGTTATTCTGAGACTGATACTTTAGCAAGTGTAACAGGTAGGGGAGCAACAACAGCTACAGTTGTAAACTTTACAGCAGCAGGTTCTGCTGTTAATCTTACTGGACTGGGAAGCAATATAACATTTAAAGACCAAGATAATGTTTGGACAGGGTATGTTGGATTTAGTGGTAATACTGGAAACTTAAGTTTTCCTGGGAGAAACGTAGAAATAATTGCGGGTTACAATGGAACAATAACTTTAAATACTGGGGCTTCTGGTTATGATAGCGGTAGAATTCTTGTTCCATATGGCAGCGTAGGTATAGGTATTAGTCCATCTACTAAACTACACGTTGATGGAGTTATTACCGCTACTGGAGGAACGTCTTCTAACTGGAACACGGCCTACAACGACAGGATTTCCTCTGCTGCCGTAACGGGAACTACCACCAAGACACTTACCCTAACTCAGGGTGACGGAGGTACCATTACCGCCTCGTGGACTGATTACGATACTGATAATGACGCCCAGCAATTAACTTGGGATAAACCATCTATCACTTTAAGCATTTCAAACGGTAATAGTATTGCACTCGAAGGTCTTGCCACAGAAGAGTTTGTCACAGGTCAGGGTTATATTACTGGTTCTTATTTACCTCTATCAGGGGGTACTCTGACCGGAACTCTTACTATGGGTACTACGGGAACTCAGTACATTAGGATGGGTAGATTCCCAAATTCTACAACTAACACTGGGGAGGCTTGGATAGGTAGAGCAGCAGACCGCAGCGCCGGAACAATGACTGTTCAACTGGGGGGCAATAGTGCCTCTAGCAGGTCCTTCGAAGTAGTAGATTACGCTTGGAGTGTTGTATTATTCAGTGTTGGTTCAGATGGGAATCTTTCTGTTTCTGGTACAATTACAGAAAACTCTTCTATTCGATATAAGAAAGATATAGTAGATATTGAGTCTACGTCTTCAAAAGTTCAACTACTTCGCCCAGTAAAATACAAGAAAATAAGAGATGAATCGGAAGAGATTGGTCTAATCGCTGAGGACGTAGCCGAGCTATTCCCAGAGGTTGTTAAGTACGACAATGAGGGTAGGCCGGATGGTGTCAACTACTCTCGCCTAAGCGTAATTTTGCTGAAGGCTGTACAGGAATTAACAGAACGAGTAAACAAGTTAGAAAACAAGTAATATGGCAAATCTTTTAAGTACCAACGTAAGCGGTAGACTATATGTATCTGGATATGTTGACACTAATGTCAATGGTGCAGCTTTTCGTTTTTATGATGGAACAACATTCCGTGGAGGTCTTGGCCTTGATGACTGGGCTCATAGCGGAAGTGCTGCTGATATTACAATGTATGTTGCAGGAGCTGGTACATTTTATATTACTACTAATTCCGTAAAAAGACACTGGTTTAATGGTGCTGAGGTTGCGTTTAGAACTTACGCACCAGACTTAAACTATAAGACTTCATTTGTTGGTGGAGACCAATTAAATGCATATTATGGTTCTGGTTCAGCAACGCTATATGTACAATATCACAACGGCTCTGGTGGAAACTTTAATGTTGGAGCTGGTAAACTAACTGTAGATACGGCAGGAACCGTTATTGCATCTGGTTCATTGCGAGCCCCCATATTCTACGACTCTAACGATACCACATATTACCTAGACCCAAACTCAAGTACATCTGGTTACTTCGCTGGCACACTAAGGCAAAACGTAGGTAAGTATGTTAGAGACAGCTACTACAGAACTATTAGCGGATATGGAGACTACTACAGCAGTGGCAATGCTGGTTGGACTCGTGTGGCTGAAATACGACTCACGAGTAACTGTGGTGGAGCTGTTCTTTACGGAACACTATATGACCATAGATATGATGGTGCTGATGCGTATCAAATCTCTATTGTAGCTAGAGCCGAGTGTGACTTTACATCAAACAATGAGTCTCACTACATAAATGTTGGATGTACCATTACTGGCTCTACTGCATATTCAAACTATAGAGATAAGATTAGAGTACTACTTATTGAGTCATCCGCTGGTAGTAGAAAGTATGAGGTTCAGTTCTATGAGACAAACTGGAACCACAATACCTGGCAACTAGAAAGTAACGGCTGGACTGTTCTATCATCAGCGGAAGCCCCTGGTGCGTCTGTCGGTGGAGAGAGAGTGAACTATATCTCTAATCAAAACGCTGACAATGTTAGGGCAAACTCAGCGGTTTATTCTCCAATCTTCTACGACTCTGCCGACACTGCATACTACGTAGACCCAAACAGTACATCAAACCTTGCAGCATCATATATAGGTCGTGTTCTTATTAACTATGATGGTACAGACACTTGGTTTAGAATGCAGTCTGGAAACAGAATGCGAATTACAACTACTGGAGGTACTGATTTTATTATACCGAACACTGGAGAGATGACGTATAACGGTAATACTGTTATACATTCTGGAAACATCGGCTCTCAGTCGGTAAGCTATGCAACTACTGCAGGTTCTATAACCAGCCAGGCAAACTCTGCTACTATAACGGCAGCTACGGCAGCTACGATAAATACGATAGCATTAAGAGATGCTAGTGGTGATTTAACGGTAAGAGAACTTGTAATGAACGTGGCTGTTCAGAACTTTACTCCATCTTCAATGGTGGCCATTTACCCAACTACAAATCAAGCTGTAAAGGTTGATGCTTCGGGAGCTAGAGCTTTTCTAAATGTCCCTACAAAAACAGGAGGAGACGCAAGTGGTACTTGGGGTATAAGTATTACAGGTAACGCTAACACTGCTACTAGCGCAGGGTCTGCAACTTCTGCATCAACAGCCGGATTTTCTGACGAAGCAAAATGGATTTCTTATCCAGACGGACCGCGTGATTTAAGTGATAGGTCTCCAAGCTGGAATAACAGGTCAGTTGCTTGGGATTTTGTTGGGGCTGGTACTGCTAATGGTTCTGGTAATTATGGTGGTGTAATGACATTTGTTCCCTGGGATGGGACAAGTGCAAGCACAGGAGACTCATCTTATCAGTTGGCGTTCGCTAATACTACAGGTGTAAATGCTAGTGGACAACCCAAACTTAGCATTAGAAATGGAATTAATTCTACTTGGAATGCTTGGTATACACTCATCCACTCAGGTAACATCGGCTCTCAGTCTGTAACCTATGCGACAAGCGCAGGTAGCGCAGGTACCGCAGGCTCTGCTGGTTCTGTTGATGGTTTGACTTTAACTTCCTCTGCAAACAACCTTAACCCAAACGATGTAACCCAAAACCAGATAGGTTACAATACAAGCGTTTCGTTATTCGGACAGACAGATGGGGGACTATACTCATCAGCGTACAGTAGTTCTTGGATTCACCAAATTTACGGGGACTTCAGGTCGGGACAGATTGCAATCAGAGGTAAGAATTCCGGCACTTGGGGAGACTGGAGATTAGTAGTGGACGATAAGAACATCAGTTCTTATGCCGTACCATACGGTAATATGACCAGCAGCACTGGTCTTAACGACAATAAGCTGTATCTTAGGACTAACGGAGATAATAACCACTACATATGGAATGCTGCCGACGACTGGGAGGAAATTGTAGCATATAGTGGAACAGGATTAAGAATCGCTTCAAGCACTGGAGTAACACTTGCTACTTTTAGTACTAGTGGTAACTCAATGAATATCACTGGGAACGCTGCGACAGCTACTTATGCTACTAGTGCTGGAAGTGCAGGGGCAGTAGCCTGGGGGAATGTATCTAGCAAGCCAGGTAACATTATGTTTTACGAAGGGTTTACTCTCGACGCGAACACAATGACCACAAACTCCACTGGATTTACATATGCTAATAACGCTCCATTTTATGGTCCTATTGCACGATTTAGCACTGGAGGTGGATATGATTTATGGCTCGGTGGTTCGTACAATGGGGGTGGAAATGCGTTTTTTCTTAGAACAAGAGATGGTGATGCTGGTGCATTAAATGCTTGGAGAGAAATTATTACTTCCGGTAACATCGGTTCTCAGTCGGTAAGCTATGCAACTACTGCAGGTTCATTAACCTCTATGAACATATCACAGTTCACTAATAACAGTGGATATATAACATCATTTACTGAAACAAATACTTTTTTAGGAGATGGTGGTAATGCAGATACTCATCCTGGAACGGATAGAATAATATTTACAGGACAACTTAGTTTAGGAGCACCTGTTTTAGGTATGCCTTCTACCGATAACTCTAATGCAATTATAAATATTAATAGGCATCCTGGAGAATATAATAGTCAGTTAGGATTCAGCTCTAATGGTAGTATGTACTATAGAAGCTTTAGTGCTGCAGCTATAAATAATTCTCAAGCTTGGAGACAAGTTTGGGACTCTGGTAACCTTACTAACTTAAACCAACTTACTAACGGCCCAGGGTACATAACTGGATATACTGAGACAGATACATTATCTAGTGTAACTGGAAGGGGCGCAACCACAGCTTCTCAAGTAAGTTTTACTAAGACTGATGACCACGCCATATCTGTAGGAACCATCAGAGGTAGAGCGGTAGGTTCTCAAACTGGGGAATTTATTCAGTTGTACGAAAGAGTTAACATTGGTGGTCCAAGTGGTTGGGGTGCTGCAAATACAGCGGCTCCTACTTATGGACTATCTGTTTATGGGGGGGCAACTATTGGATACGGTAATAGTGGAGGATTGGTTGTAACCGGAACACTATCCGCAACAAACTTCAGTGGGTCATCTAGTGGCACGAACACAGGGGACCAAACTAACATAAGCGGTAATTCAGCAACGACATCACAAATAGTTTTTTCTGACCTAAAAATTAATTTCCCTTCCGGCGCAGGTGGTGGACATAGTTTTGGTGCAAATCACTACTCTATGGGTCTTGATGTTGGTAATGGCGGATGGGACCATCCACACTATAGAGACGTAATCATAGGATATCATACTGGTATTCGATTAGGCGCAAACTATAGCGGTATTCGTTTCTATAACAACTCTCCAACCACAGACGCAAATAACGATGGCAATGGAGATGGTGGTGAAGCACTATTGATGACCATTGGTGGGTATGTTGGTACAGCAAACCATACTGATGTCGTTGTAAACAACAATTTGTTTGCCAATGTGTCAATGCGCGCACCAATCTTCTACGACTCTAACGACACATACTACTACGTCGACCCAAACTCTACTTCAAGACTAGTTAGTACTAGAATTATTGGTGGCGAGCTTAGGTTTCAAAATGGCCAGTACTACAATAACCTTGAATACTGGGGTGCACGTATGTTCTCTCAGGACGATGGAAATGGTGTTCCGTTGTATGTACAGGTTCAGTGGGTTGGTGGATGGTATAACGCATTGAAGATTGCGTCTGGACTTGACGACAATAACCCATCTCTTAGAACATACAGAACCACACAGTTAGCCACTGATGCTGGTAATGTTAGTATAGGAGGAACAGCTTCTTCACATAAGTTACACGTTTATGGAACCGCCTTCGCTACTTCTGATTTTCGTGCCCCAATCTTCTACGACTCTGCTGATACCGGGTATTACTTAGACCCCAACGGAACATCTAACCTTGTTAACCTAACGACATCTACTAGGGCAAGGTGGAATATGCCAAGAACTTGGAATGACCGCAGTGCAAGGACTTCAGACCAAAACTATTGGACTGGAACAAATGGATGGGGAACAGGGGATGGAACTTGGGCAACCGCTTGGAATGGAGGTTTTTCTGGATGGGATATTTGGGGCACTGGAACAGACCACCCGCAAGGTGCTGGGTATGTTCACGCACAAGGTATTGTGTCAGGTCAACACTTAGCAACAACTGATGGAAGTTCCGGATATGGATGGATGATGGTAGGTGCTGCTGATGCAGTCACAAACAGATATTGGCTACGTGGCAAATGGGGAACAACCACATCTGGCTGGACGGAAATAATGACATCCAACCAAAATACGTATGCTTGGAATATGGACCAGTGGGTTAGAACTACTGATTCAGTATCGTTTGCCGCTACAACCTCTCCTACATTCTTAGTAAACAGTCACTCTGACAACACTAAGGGCTATCGTATTCACAACACTAGCAGTTCTTCTGTGAGTGCAATGTTTGTAAACTCATCCAACCAGCTAGTAATAGCCGCAGGTGCAGTTGACCAGATAAACCTCAATAAGAAGGTATATGTAAACGGAGTGGCACTCGGTGTCAACATAGCGCCATCAGCAACCGCTGGACGTATAGATGCCTCTAACGACATCGTTGCATACTCATCTTCTGACGAACGTCTTAAGGATAACATCACACCCATTGAGAACGCACTTGACAAAGTGAAGTCACTCACTGGTGTGGAGTTCGACTGGAAGCCCGAGTACAAGCACGCACACGGATACGAAGGACACGACACTGGTATCATCGCACAGCAAGTACAAGAGGTTATACCTAGCGCAGTAAGAACCAACGACACTGGATTCTTGGCTGTACGCTACGAGAAACTGATTGGTCTTCTGGTCGAAGGTATGAAGGAACAGCAGTCACAGATTGAAGAACTTAAAGCGAAGATAGATGGCCTTACAAAGTAGTGGTGCAATAAGCATAGATAACATCAGGACAGAATTAGGTCAAGCACAGGCAAACAGCTCGTTGCGTGCGCTATCGGCATTGGCTAATTTTTCTTCTCCTGATGCTATGAGTGAGTTCTATGGCTTCTCCGCCGCAACTGAATACCAGTTCTATCAAGGAGACGGAGGGGGTTTTGGAAATTTCGCTGAGGCCTGCTCTGATGCATCGAATCCTTTAACTCTATATTCGTCATCTACGTCATTAGCGGTAAATGTGTATCTATACAATGATGCTGCATTAACTAGTCCTTTTGACGGAGGTGGCCTATGGTATAAATATGGAGCATCAGTATATGAAATAAGAAACGGTGGTAAGATAGATGCTGTTCGCGGTTGCTAATCTTTTTGTATATTTGTATAACTAATTAGTAATCAAAATGGCTGTAATCGCAACTGTAGATAAATTCGGGATGACTTTCTCCGAAGCATATCATAAAATCACTCGTCTAACATACGAGTCAACCGACCAGAAAACATTCATCTACGCGGCACCTGTTGCCGCTACCGTAGATGCCGACGGTGCACCCGTACCAACTATGCCTGCGCCTCCCACGGAGACTTGGGTAAAGAAGAACTTCTGCCACATCGAGGTGGCTACCTACGCGACTGAAGAGACTCGTGAGAATCACTCTGAGCCTATCTATCGCACGCACCTTAACTTCGAAGCTATCCTTAGCGCCGAAGCCGCCGACATCATCGTCCAGGCATACGAGTACCTAAAGGCTCAGCCAGGATACGAAGATTCGGTAGACTGTTAATCCTTTCTTTTCTTAATTTTAATTCTATTTTATTATGGCTCAGATTTCTGAAGACCAACTAACTAAGGCACGTGAAGTACGCGCCAAACAACAGCAAATCCAAATGGAGCTTGGGGCTCTGTACGTAAGCGAGAAAGACCTCGCCGCACGTCAGGAAGCCTTAGTCACTGAACTGCGTGCAAGCGGTGAGGAGATTCAAGTTATTATGAAGGAGCTCGCTGAGGAGCACGGCCACGGAAGCCTAAATCTTGAGACCGGTGAGTTCACCGTACAGGAGCAGGAAGCCCCCGTAATCGCCTCATAGAGAGTAAAATAACACCTTTAAGTGTAGTATGGCCCCCTCGTGGGGCCTTCTTTTTTGTCATACTTTTGTATTTATGAAAGAGTGGGTTAAAAAGCTATTAGGTAACGGTGATGAGGTATCATCTAAGAGGGTTGTAGGACTCCTGGGCGCGTTAGTGCTGTTCGGTACTCTGATAGCTAATAGCTTCTCCCCGAAAGATATAGCCCCAAGTAAAGAGCTTGTGGAGGCCGTTGAATACTTAACTATAGCTATGTTCTTCGGTACAGCAATAGAGAAGTTCGCAAAGAAGTGAGATACATAAAAAATGACTATCAAGATGAGTACCGAGGATGTTAAAATTACCGCGATAAATGGCGGTACTATGCTAGTGTCTTTTACAAACATTGAAGCAATCTTGAAGATTATTCTTCTAGTAGGCTCTATCGTATACACATTCTATAAGATATACGAAATACATCAGAACCGCAAGGCCAAGGGTGATGGACACGAGAGTTAAGAACCTTATTAAGAAGCACGGCCTAGCCGGAGTTAATAAGCCCAAGAGCACACCATCGAATCCTAAGAAGTCGCATATCGTCCTAGCTAAGGATGGTAACAAGACAAAGCTTATACGCTTCGGCGAGCAGGGTGCCGATACGGTCACCGAGAGCAACCCAACAGAGGCACGTGCTAAGAAGCGTGCCAGCTTTAAGGCACGTCACGCTAAGAATATCGCTAAGGGTAAGATGAGCGCGGCGTACTGGGCTAACCGCGAAAAATGGTGAGCCATTGATTCATATATTTGTGTAAAGTTTTAAAAAGATGAAAGCTAGAAAATACGAAATGGGCGGTCCCATTGGTCCCAAGAAAAAAGATAAAGACCTCGCTAAGAAGCAGGTTTCTGCTTACGAATTAAACAAGCAGAAGAAGCGTGAGGAGCAGCAAGAAAAGGCCAACTCTACTCGTCGTCAAAATGAAATTGACCAGAGAAAGCGTATGGAGGCTAATCCTGAGCAGTACACTAAGGCTATGGCAGTACCTGCGTTCTACAAGAAAGTAGAAGGAGGAACTCAAGGTATCTCCACGGCTGAATACAGGAAGCCTAAGAAGTAATACAGATAGGCTGTAAAACAAAGAAGGGGGCTATTGCCCCCTTTCTTATTCTTGGAATACGCTGATTCGTTTGAACCCAAACCCACTGAAGGTCATAACGGTCCATTGGTCCACGTAACGCTTAGTGATAAGCATCCCAGACTTATCCACCCGAACAAAGCGACGACGGTTTAGTTTGTTGATTACGTTCTTGAGTTCTTTGTACTGCTCGTCTTTCACCTCGAAGTATTCAAACTCAATACCTTCAGAGCTTAAGCAAGTCTCTACGGTGTAGTTGAATTCTTTTAGGAATGACGGGGCTTCTTGAGCAAAAACAGAAGTGGACAGGGCTACTAAGGCGATAAAAAGAGTGTTTTTCATATTCATTAGATTTAATTGTTTACCCAAAAGTATCAATTAGTTTTCGATTGTGCAAACTTTTACGCTAAATAGTAGAGATAATTTTGTAATGAACTTTAATTCAACTTATTATGGCAGATGGAATTTCATCCCTAGAGGACTTAGTGAAGGATATGGGGCTCAACATTGTTGACCAACCCGCAGAGCCTTCACAGGACCAACCACAGTTCGAACCGACTATTGTCGAGTTTGATAATGAAAACGGTGACGTTGCCACCGAAACTAGCAACGAAAGTTCTTTCGCTGAGCCCAGCGTACCTGAAGTAACGGAGACCCAGGAGACATCCTCAGACGATGTAACCGAGCAGGTCGACGATAACAGGTACGTATACCGCCAGCAGGACACGGAGGACGTACAGTCATCCAACGACGAACTCACGGACGAGGAGGTTAACCAGTTCGTCAATTCTTATCTGCAAGAGCAGGTAGGTCTTGACTTGGATAGCATCCTCGCACGTTTAGAACAACCGGCGACGATTGATGAAAGGCTTGAGCCTATTCTGAGGTTTGTTCAAGAAACTGGTCGCGACCCACAGGATTGGTTCCTATATCAATCCATCAACCCGTCTGAAATGGACGATTTGTCGGTGGTGAAGCTCCAGATGCAGAACGACTTTCCCGACTTGTCAAGAGATGACATTGAAATGCTTGTATCGGCGAAATACAAGACTGACAGTGAATTCTTAGACGAGAGAGAGCAGAAGATGGCTACCCTTCAGCTAAAAATCGACGCAGGTAGCGCAAGAAAGCAAATTGATGGGCTACGAAGCAACTATCTCAAGCCGGTCGAAAGGGCCATTGAGAAGGAGCAGAAGGCTGAATCGTTTGTTGACGAGCAGTGGGTGAATACTATGAGACAGGAAGCCGATGCGCTTGACGGTATTGATTTTGAACTCTCCGGAGACAAGACCTTTACTTTCGGACTAGGTGACCGGTATCGTGAATCACTCAAAACCAAAAACGCTAATCTAGAGAGCTATTTTGACCAGTACGTAGACCGCGATGGCAACTGGAACCACGAGACGTTCAATATGCACAGAACCGTAGTTGATAACATTGACGAAATTGTCAAGGCCGTTTATCAGCAAGGTATGAGTGATGGACAACGACGGGTTGTGGAAACCGCAGCAAACGTGAAGGTGAATACACCTAACGTAGGTAACGTACAGCCAGGGGGCAACATAGAGGAGCAGCTTCGCCAAATCATCGGAGAGTCTGACTCAATGATGAGATTTAGATTCTAAAAACATAACGCCTAAAACACTTTTAAAATGGCAAATATGACATCAGCTACCGCTGGAACTTTTTTCACTGGAGCTAACGCTGTAAAGCGTCTTGACCCCGCTAAATACGTTGCCCTCGGTGACTACTTTAACGAAATCAACAAACCCGACAACCGCGACGCCCTTGTAAAGGCTTTCGGAGCTCAGGGTATCACAGGATTCCTACAAATGGTAGGAGCCGTTAAGAGCGCAGGTACTGCTGACCAAGTTCAGTGGTGGGAAGAGGTTCGCCTCCACCAAAACCAAAAGGTTGTTCTTGCTGCTGACACAACTGCTGGAAAGACGATGGTTATCGCCCTCGGAGGACAAGCTGTTGTTGTTCGCTTGAATGACGTCGTTCTATTGGGCGGCAAGGAGCGTGCTATCGTTACTGCCATCACCGGCACTACTAGCTTCACCGTTGCTAACCTATTGGACGCTAACCTTACCGCAATCGTTGCTGGTACTTACGAGCTTCCGATTATCGGTAACTTGTTCGGACAGGGAACTGACCAACCGACCGAGTACCTCGAGTCTAACGTGGTTAAGCGTACCAACCCATATATGATTGTTAAGGAAATCTTCAAAGTGACTGGCTCTCAAGCTACGAACCTTGGATGGATTGACCTAGGCAATGGCGACTACCGCTGGTTTATGAAAGGTGAGGCCGACACTCGTCAGCGTTTCCTCGACAAGCGTGAGATGATGATGTTGTTGGGCCAGAAGGTTACCAACACCGGCAACGTATCAATCGACGGTTCTGAAGGTTACTTCGCCGCCATTGAGAATCGTGGTTTGGTTACCAACGGTTACATCACTGAGCTATCTGACCTTGACCTTATCATCAAGGAGCTTGACAAGCAAGGCGCTTCTTCTGAATACGCCCTTTACGTTGACCGCACTCAGGACCTATTGCTTGACGACTTAGTCGCTAAGGGAGTAGGTAACTCATTGACTGCTGGAGTTGCTACGCAATTCGGTGCATTCAGTAACAGTGCTGATATGGCTATCAAGCTTGGCTTTAAATCATTCGGACGTGGTGGGTACACCTTCCACAAGCACGATTGGAAGCTTCTGAACGACCCCACATTGTTGGCTAACGCTAACTTCGCTGGAGTTGCTATCCCAATGTCTACTGTAGTTGACCCCAAGTCGGGCGACCGCAATCCTTCATTGGAAATCAACTACAAGGCAACTAACGGTGTAAGCCGCGAGATGCACCACTGGTTGACTGGTTCATTTATGGGAGCATCGAACGACACCAAAGACTTGGTTCAGTTCAACTACCTATCTGAAATCGCTCTTTGTGTTCGTGGTGCTAACCGCCACGTACTTCTTAAGAAGGCCTAATCATTAGGTTTAAGGGACGGGGGGGTCTTCGGGCCCCCTTCACCCCTTTTTTAATTTTTCAATTATATTCAATATGGCACGTCCAACAATCAGCCGAGAGGAAGCTATCCTCGGAGCCCCAGAAAACCCTACCGCAGTACCCGCACCCGCTGCATCATCATACCGACCTAAGCGTCAGATGGAGAAACAAAAAGATGGTCGCAAACAAAAAGTCTACTCCATAACTTCAGGGGGAGGCATCTGGTTCAAGATGAATCAGAACAATATCACCATCTACGACCCAACAAAGGATACCGTCAGGGCTATTCGTTATTGCCCCAACGAGCCATCGGTTTATGTTGATGAGCAATCAGTTAACGCTATGCGCGACCATATCGTCTTCCGCGATGGTTTACTATCGGTTCCACCAAGCAAGCCAAACCTTCAGGATTACCTCGACGTACATCCCGACAACATTGCTAACGGTGGTAGTGTGTTCTTTGTAATAGACACCCACAAGACTGCCGAGGATGACCTCGATAAGGAGTTCCTAATGCACGACGCCATATCTATGGTACGCGACAAGAGCATCGACGAGCTTCTACCTGTGGCTATGTACCTAGGCGTTAATATCGAGCAGCGCAATCAGGAGATTCGCCGTGAGCTTCTAAGTGAGGCTAAGGCCAATCCAAAGGCGTTCATCGAGATGTTTGACAACCCTATGGTTAAGATTCGCTCCGCAATCCGTCAATCGGTTGACTTTCAGATTATTCGCGAGCGTCCCGACGGTATGTACTGGTTTGACACGAATCGTCTTATCATCACAGCACCGGCAGGACAGGACCCAACGGACGTACTTACTCGTTATTGTATGACCGAAAAGGGAGTGTCTATTTACGATGAAGTGATTAACAGGCTTGAGCGTCTGGCATAAAAAGCATAACTGCTTGACAATATGGGGGCTACGAGAGTGGCCCCTTTTTTATTGGTATATTTGCATATAAACACAGCATAATGGCGAGCGTCTATACCGTATATTCTACATTGAAGGATTTGGCCAACAAAGACGAGCGAGGGTTCGTCACTCCTTCAACCTTTAATGCCTTTGCCGCGTTGGCCCAACAGAACGTGTTCAATGCCCTATTCTCTAAGAATTCGCTATCGGCGACCGCTAAGAGCCGTGGCCTCGACGGCCATCGGGACCTATCGCTTAGCAAGCAGCTTCGCGAGGACCTCGCGGTATTCTCTAAGGAGTTATCAATCAGTCAGACTGATGGGGTATTCAAGAAGCCAGAGGATTTAGCCCGTATAATGTCATTAAAGACCTTCGGGACGTTTATTATGGGTCAGACGACCTCTACCCCCATCGACCTCATTTACGACGAGCTAAAGGCAGAATACATCCTTCGTAGCACCCTATCGCGTCCTACTGAGAATAACCCAATCGCGGTTGTATCAAACGACATCACAGTTTATCCAACGAGCGTGAAGAGGGTGAAGCTTAAATACTACAAGCAGCCCGAGGGCCTCAACCCCATCAGCGGCGTGAAGATGGCGCTTACCCCACGATTCGGATACACGGTGGTGTCAAACAAGGAGGTATTCGATGCTACCACTAGCGTTGACTTCGAGCTTCCGGAGCATTTCACTCCTAATCTCGTTATGGAGATAGCTAAGATGATTGGAATCAACATCAAGGACAGCGATATGTTTACTTACGCATCATCAGAACAAACTAAGCAGTAATGGCTAGGAATCTAATCACCATCGACGAGGTAGTAAATGACTTCATTCTATCCGTAGGCCAAGATGACTTCGCCTCAGACGCCACCGATACGCTAGTTCGTAACCTGGCGCTACGTGGACTTCGTGAGTTTGGATTCGATATGCTTAAGATAGTGAAGAGCATCAAGCTACCCGTCAATCAAGACCTTAAGACCGTTGACCTTCCGGATGATTACGTAGATATCATAAAGATTGGATATGTGGGCACCGATGGTCTCGTATACATCTTCGGGCACAACAAGAACATAAACTACTCTCAGGCGTACGTTAAGGACGCCAGCGGCATTCCTATCGACACTGACGGAGACGGAGTATACGATAGGGAGGACGATAAGGGCGAAGTGGAGCTGTTTCAATCCGCTAAGGGCTACGACCAGTTCATCTTCAGGAACTTCCTGTACGATAACTCATACGGTGCCGTATACGGACTCGGAGGAGGACACTACAACGGTGAGTACCGTATGAACCACGAGCAGAACAGAATCGAGCTTTCAATAGGTGGTAATCTTGATACCATTGTTATAGAGTACGTAGCCGACGAGGCGCGGAGCTCTAACCCATCGGTTAACATATATGCAGAGCCAGCATTACGCTCTTACATCTATTACAAACTGATTGAGCGCAAGAACGCAGTCCCCCAGGGAGAGAAGGCTCGTGCACGTCAGGAATACTACAACGAGAAGAGATTGGCTAACGCTAGAATCAAGAGCTTCAACAAGGATGAGGCACTTAAGACTATTCGGAAGAATTTCAAACAATCGCCTAA